TGCTTTGTTTACCAGTACTCCTGAGCATAACCGCGCAGTTATCACAATGTTTCAAGGCGAGGTGCATTGTGAGACGTTTGTGCCAAGCTCAAAGATTGGTGAGTATGCCGTTAAGCATGGCGTAACGTACATGTGCCGTGGCTCTGTACCACCAGAACAAGGTAGGTTTGTAGGCTACATTGCAGTGGGCTTCAAGATACCTCCCAAAGACATTTCACAAACCAAAACTCGAATTAACCTAGCAAGTACGGAGATGAGTAAATGATTAGCAATTGGAAATTAGCGTTTGAGCAGATGCTTAAATCGGAAGGCGGTTTTTCTGACGACGAGCGTGATGATGGCAACAAGTTACCAGACGGGCGCAAGGGCAGCACCATGCTTGGCGTAACCCAATACAATTGGGAACAATACGTTGGGCATCAAGTTACTCACGACGATATGCGTAAGCTAACCCCTGCTGATGTTGAACCCCTGTACAAGAAAAAGTACTGGGACGTTGTGCGGGCTGACGAGTTACCCTCTGGCATCGACTACCTAGTCTTCGATATGGGGGTCAATGCGGGACCGGGTCGTTCGATTAAAATCATGCAAACCGCTTTGGGCGTACCTGCTGACGGTGGGTTTGGCCCGATGACAATGGCTGCTGTGCAGGCTGCTGACCCTGTTAAGTTAATTCAAGACTTTAGTGATGTTAAAGAAGACTTTTACCGTAGTCTTGAAAAGTTCACTGTATACGGTGAAGGCTGGCTTAATCGGGTTGCTGCGGTTAAACTGAAAGCCTCTAGCATGCTCGGTTAAATATTGTTTTAAATTAGTAGGATAGAGGTTAAAATGTCAACTCAGGCGCTTTGGGATAAATCGCACCAAACACTACAAAAGGTAGCGATATGACCGTCTCTTGGGTAATGACCTACGATAGCCTAAATACCATGGTGCTTCAATACTTAGAGCGCTCTGATGCTGCCGTCGTTGAAGCTATCCCAACGTTTATCACACTCGCTGAATTTGAAATTGCGCAGCAGATTAAAACGCTAGGGCAATTACAGGTTGTTACGTCAACCATGACCGCTAGCAATCCTGTTATTCAAAAGCCCGCAAGATGGCGTAAAACAGTCTCTATGCAAGTATCATTGAATGGCGCAAAAAGCCCCGTACTACTGCGCAAATATGAATACTTAAAATCATACACGCCCAATGCAGCAACAACAGGTCTGCCTCTGTATTACGCGGACTACGACTATGATCATTGGCTCATTGCGCCAACACCTGATCAAGCGTACTCATTTGAGGTACTTTATTATGAACGCATTGCGCCTTTATCTTCAGCAAATCAAACAAATTGGATCACTCAAAATGCTCCAAATGCGATGCTTTTTGGTACATTGCTACAGGCGATGCCGTTTTTAAAGAACGACGCACGCCAGATCTTCCAACAAAAGTATCAAGAAGCTATTGCTGCGCTGAAGTTAGAAGACGTGTCCCGTATCGGCGACCGCCAAGCCGTGGCAATTGATTCTTAAGGAATACCATGAGCACATATACCGATCCTTTTACTGGCCAAACGCTATCACCTTCACAGGTTGGATATGAGAGCTTAACGTTAGCTGCTGATACATTTTTGCAATGGCCGATTAATGGTAATAACGCTAATGTAGTCGCCAGCATTATCCAAGTCACAGCCTCTGCGTCTAACCTTAAACTTTATTTGCCCTCTGCGCTACAAGTGAGCACAGGACAGAGCGTGTTGATCCAGAACATTGGCGCCACGTCTTTTACCGTCACCGATATTTCTGGCAATACGATTATCGCTATTGCTTCGGGTGTTGCGCAGTATATCTTTTTGACAAATAACTCCACAAATAATGGTGTTTGGTCAACGGTCACTTTTGGCGCAGGCACTTCTGCTGCTAACGCTGCGGCGCTTGCAGGATATGGTCTAACCGCAATTAACACAACTCTTAATCAGCAATACGCAGAGAGTTCATTATTTTCAAACACAACTTTAAATAGCACATATCGTGCTCAATTCTTAGTCTGGTCTTCAGGGGTAGGCACAATTACTTTACCCTCGGCTTCAACGGTAGGTAATGGTTGGTTTGTAATTATTCGCAATGGTGGCTCGGGTATTGTTACGCTTACTCCTGCAGGTACAGACACCATAGACACTAACGTCAACCAACAACTTCAATTGACTGAGTCGCTTGTTATCGTCTCTAACGGCGTCAATGGCTGGAATACGTTCGCTTATGGGCGTTCAAACGTATTTGCCTATACCCAACTAGCCAAGACCGTTGCCACAGGCACCTACACGCTTACGGCGGTTGAGTATGCCAACGTCGTGCAAGAGTATTTTGGAGCGTTGACTGGTAATGTCATCATCGTTTTGCCTTCGACCGTCCAGATCTATTATTTAGACAATCAGACGACTGGTGCTTTTTCGCTGACATTTAAAACTTCAGCGGTCGGCGCTGCAACTGTGACAGTTCCGCAACTGCAAACTTTAACCGTGGTTTGCGATGGTACAAACGTCTACAACGCAAGCTCGGCGTCAGGTGGTTCGATTACCTCTCTTACGGTAGGCACTGGGTCTGCTGCGACGCCGTCAATTAACTTTACCGGCAATACTAATACAGGTATTTATCAGCCAGCAACAAATCAGTTTGGGATTTCGTTGAATGGATCGAATGCTTTGACGTTGACTACAGCTGGATTATTTGTGCCTGCAGGCATTAGCGGAGGCGTATTTTAAATGACCGCAAATGTAATCTCACTCAATATCAAACCGGGGATCCAGCGCGACGGGACCGAATTTGACGCGCCCTGTTTTGTTGACGGGCAATGGGTAAGATTTCAGCGCGGTCGTCCTCGTAAAATTGGCGGGTATAAAGGCATTTTTCAAAATGCTTCTGGTCTAAGCCGCGGCATGATTATGAGCTCCGATAACGGGCTAAATTATGTCTATTCCGGTTATTCTTCCGGATTAGAAATGTGGCAAACCGATGATGATGACGGTGTTGGCGCAGGACCGACTGTCATTGCGTTTTCTGGTCTTATCTTAACTCTCGCGAGTTTAGTCCCTGGGACTGCATATACCAACGGCACTTACGCCAACGTGTCTTTAACGGGTGGATCAGGCACGGGCGCTTTGGCAACTATCCAAGTCGCCGGGACCGTAGTGACTTCATGCACTTTGGTGACTGCGGGACTGGGCTATATAGCAGGGGATGTGCTTAGCGCGACTGCTGCTTCTCTTGGTGGTACGGGTTCAGGCTTTTCCATCACAGTCGCTACGCTGACGACAGGTTTTACTTCTAATACCAATAATCTTTGGCAATTCGTTATTGGCTTTGATTCTACGGGTTCTGGGAATAGCAAACTTATTGCACATGCTGGGCAAAACCTTCGTTTTATAGACAGCACTGTTAATACTCCAGTTATGTACGGCACTTTCCCAGGTGGCGCAATGGCTGAAGTGGGTAAATTTACTGCATCGGGCGCAATGACACCGGGGACACCTAATAGTACTTTTGTTATCACTGGGATCAATGCTTTGATCTATCCCGGGCAATTGGTCAGCGGCGCCGGATTGCCAAGCGGCTCATATGTGGTTAGCTCTACTCCCGGATCAGGGATTACGACCGTAGCTATTTTTGGTACTGCTACACTGAGCGGCACACAGACATTGACATTTAATAATCAGATCAATGTGTCTGGCGGTGTAGTGATGTTGCATCCATACCTTTTTGTCTACGGCAATAACGGGTTAATCCAAAATAGCTCGGCAGGAGATTTCCAGAACTGGGTCGCAGCCGATTCTAACTCTAATAATGTGTCAGCAACCAAAGTAGTTAAAGGCTTACCGCTGCGCGGCGGTACAACCGCGCCTGCAGGTTTATTTTGGTCTTTAGATTCGGTTATTCGAGTTAGCTATGCGCCGCAAACCATTGGCGCAACAACCATCTATTGGCGTTATGATTTAATCAGTAGCCAGAGCTCAATTCTCTCTTCATCAAGCGTCATCGAGTACGATGGTATTTTTTACTGGTGCGGAACAGACCGGTTTTTGATGTACAACGGTGTTGTATCTGAAGTTAGAAATGACACAAATACAAATTACTTTTTTGATAATATCAACTATTCACAGCGCCAAAAAGTCTGGGTTTCTAAGGTCCCTCGCTGGGGTGAAATTTGGTGGTTTTATCCTAAAGGCGATGCAGACGAATGCACTGACGCCATTATTTATAATGTACGTGACAAGATCTGGTATGACGCTGGGCAAGCACTAGGCGCAAGGCGGTCGGCAGGTACGTTTTCTGAAGTCTTTCGCCGTCCTATTTGGGCAGGTACCGAACAGAATGCTTCAGGCAAATACACATTGTGGCAGCACGAGACGGGCAACAACGTTGTTAATCTAACCCAAGAATCGGCTATCGAGAGTTATTTCGAGACCGACAGTCTGGGTTGGGTCAATGGCGGCCCTGGGCAAAACGCATTGACAGGTCCCAATAAATGGATTCGCTTAGAACGCGTTGAACCTGATTTTGTACAGCAGGAAGAAATGTATTTAATAGTTACCGGTAAAGGCTACGCTGATGATATTGATCAGCCTTCTGATCCTTACTATTTTGAGCCAACAACATTAAAAATTGATATTCGCCAACAGCGGCGAGAAATGCGTCTACGCTTTGGTTCTAATGTAGTCAATGGCAACTATGAATGCGGCTTAAATCTGCTTTCTGCAGACATCGGCGACGAACGCTCTACAGGAAATCCATAATGATTACTTATGATCCTCGAGGTATGACTTGGGATCAATACTGTGCGCTGATGGCCGAGCTATTTGCGTCGCAAGAACTTGGAACATTACCAGAAGAGCGCTGGACAGAATGGGTCGACGGCTTATCTGGAATCGGTTATTTTGCCAATTCTAATGTGCCTGATAGCAGAGGATTTGATAGCTGGCAAGACTGGGCAGAACGTCTTGTTGGCATTATGGATATAGAGGCGAGAACATGAGCGACTACACAGGCGGCGAAGACGGCTATGTCCCATTGACGGGAGCATCGCGCACGCCCTATGACATTACTAACACTACTCGTCATGAAGTGCTGAACTTTGAGGGGACACCTACTCAGTTCTATGATGATACTGGGTTAAAAGCCATTTTGACTCGTGACGGGATTATGGACGTTAGCTCGTTCAATCCGATCGTCAAAGAAGGCGAAAAGATTACGGCTAATACTGCGCGCCAAGCTACTAATGAGGACAATCAATTACTATTTTTAGATCAGCAAGGCGAGCAAACTACACGAAATACTGGTACACCAATGGTCGGCGGCACGGTCGGTGATGCAGCGTATATGAAAAAGCCAAGAAGCGGAGGAGGCGTATTTGGAGACATCGGCGCTGACTTTCGAGAAATGGCTAAAGATCCGCAATTTCACAAATTCTTACTTAGCGCTGCGGCAATTGCTTCAGGCGGTTTAGCTCTTAATGCTGCTGTTGGCGTTGGCGGTCTTGGCGCTTTAGGAGGGGCTGGATTAGCTCCTGTTGCAACAGCGTATCCTATAACCGGGGGCGGTTTAATTGCGGGCACTGAGCTTGCTCCTTTGGCTGCTGGTGGAATTGGTGCTGGCGGAGTAGGTTCGTTGACTGCAGGAATTACACCTGCAAGTGTTTCAGCTTTTGAAGCCGCGTTGCCTGCTACAATGGGAGAAATTGGTGGCTTGGCAACTCCTGCTGCGCTTACTCCTGAAGCGGCTACTTCATTATTAGAAGGCTTGACGGACAC